AACCCGAATGAAGATATATTTCATCATATCCATAAGTGGTTTCGCTGAATTCTTTCAAAATCTTTTTTTTGATACTTCTAATATTATCATCATTATAGATATACATTTCAGATTGTATAATAGACGGATTATGAATTTTAAGTGTTTCCAATTCTATTTCACTAAACATCTCGGAATTCTGTAGTTTCTTTTTACTTCCAGTAAAAACAATACATTGAGTTTGTTTTCCTGAACCGTCATACAAGATAATTTTTTTCATATATATACAATAACTATAAAATATACATTATATAGTTATTTTCAAAATTGTTTGCATTCAAATAATATCTAAACAATATTAATATATTATCATTAATGGTTGTAGTAAGGATTATCTGTAATTGTCATACCACAATAGTCTTTGGATTGTTTTGAGTAGTCAATTGGTTCATGAATGCCCGCTTCTTTTGCGTTCTCAAGTAAAAATTTAAAATTGTCCCAGAATTCTTGTTTATGACCGATCGATTTTGTCATAATATGGGCCATTTCGTGAATAGCAACAAAGGTTAACGTATTTTCATCGATAAGATTATTATTATCTTCCTTTTTCTTATTCAAGCAGAACGCAATTTTTTCTCCTTTGTTTTCACTATATGCCGTAAATGTGCTGGTAGGAAGTGTTTCTTTTATTACTGTCTTCTCGAATCCAGAACAAAGGCGTTTTACATTTTCTTTGTCTGGATACTTTTCTTCCATGTATTTCGCCAATTCTTGACACTTTTGTGTGACTTTCGCTAATAAATCAGCTGCATCGTTTATTTTACTGCGTTCTCTGACACAATATTTATTTCCATCAACACTTGATACTATGCATTTTAAATCAAAATCGTCATTAATATCAAGATAAATATACGCAGCTCCTAAAAGGACAATAGGAAATAAAATGTATGTAAAAATGTCATCTTTTACCATTATTTGTATATAATGAGATTATGTATTATACAAAATAATTATGATAATACATAATGAATAGTATAAATTATGGAATATGGTTAATTTAAGCACCTACTTCTAAGGGCTTGCGCATGTTATCGCCTTCAATTGTGCTTTGGTTCCATGGTCCAATATCTTGTTTTTGGATAACAGGGTCAGAGCGTAATTGTTGGTTGGCGTTGCGTAAAGATTGGCCTACGGTGTCAAGACCGATGTGGTGACCGGCTTGAAGAAGGTCAGGGGCCATTACACCTTTGGCCTTGTTGACGGAGCTGGGGTTAAGGTTGGACCATTGAGCGTTGGCATCAGAAGGTAATAAATCGTCAGGGTTTGCTACTTTGGCTAATCCATTTTTCTTTTCTTCGACCTTGGGGGCTTCTTCGGGTTTTTCAACAGCAACATCGCCCATTACAGCGTAGTTAGACATGGAATCCATGACTAAATCCTTGTTATTACCGTAGGCAAATAACATATAGGCTAAAATGGCAAGGGCTACTAACATAATAACCTTTTCCATGGTAAAGAATTTCATGAGACCGGAGCGAATTTCTTTCAACATATTATATAATAATAATGGATAATATATTTTGATTATTATTATATTAATTAGCGGTTTCAAAAGTTTCTAGTTCATCTTCACTATCACTATTTTCAATATCTTCCAACATATATGTATTTTTTATGTTACGTGCTTCTAAATAGGACGCTAATGCCAACTCTTTTGCGATTTTAGCTTTTTTTCTTGCATCTTTATACATTTTGTAATATACATCTTTTCGTTCATTGATAGAATATGGTTCATGAACTTCTAAATCATCTACACATAATTCCAATTCTTGTAAATTTTGACTAAACATTTGATTGTTATCTTCAATGTCTATTTTTATTTGATTATCTTGTTCTCTCATTTCTTCATTATCTTGGGTTGATGATGAAACATCAATAGAATTATTTTCTTCAGATACAGTTTCATCTGATTGTTCGTTATTTTTGACATCCTCAATAAGTAATAATTCATTTTCTTCGTGTTCTTCCGTATCTTCTACTACAAGATTGTCATTTGTTTCATTTTCTACTAAATTTAAATTCACTGTTTCTTCTTGGACGTCTTCATCATTTAATACAATGTCTAAACTTTCACTGTCAATATTTTTGTTTGATTCTTCAACAATTTTATCTTCTTTTGGTATTTCTGGAATAGGAGTTATCATATCTGGTTTGGACGAAAATAGACATTTTGAAAATATATTCTGTTTCTGCAACTTCATCATTTGTTTCACTTCTAAAACAATTTGAAATGTTCGCGCAGAACATTTAATACCAGATACCTCTAATATAGACATGATAGAATCCTCATTTGTCAATGAGGTAAGTTCTATGTTGTTTTCTTGTTCGTCATAAATAGTTAATTGAGGTTTTCCCAATACGCTTGGGATTGTAGACCTTACTAAATAATATTTGCCGGATTTATACATCTTGGATGGAGACTGAAAGAAGTTTTCAATGTCGCTATATTCAATATTACCGTCAAACCAACTTTCTTTATTTTTAAATATGTATTGTTGGCTGTTTTCTTCAAGTTTCTCTAAAAATTCCATAAATGAAACATTCTCATTACTAAACATTAAGTCAATGAAAAACTTACGGTTCGACTGTATAACGCCTTGTTTTGAAAAGCATTTAGGTGGTTGGATATATATAGGTTGATTATTATGACTAAATCGAATTAAATATGTGCCCCCACTTTGGGCGATTGGATTGGATAGTTTCAAATCATCAAATGGGAAATTTTCACAATCGTATATCTGAATATTTTGGCTCATAATATAATGTCTAATTACCTTTTTAATTAGTATGTATAACGCAGAATAAGTTTAAATATTGGAAATTTAATACACATTAAAATTAGATTATGAACATACGGGAAACAATATTATCATTATTCCAAGATGAAAAAATAAGAAAGGATATTAATGACATATCTAAACCATTTTTTGAATGGATGTATAATGAGATATACATTTATCTTATTATCATATCCATTTATTGTATTTTGATATTCGTCATGTTATTGATATTAATTCATTATACGATGAAAATGTCATCTATACCACTACAACTTAAAGAAATGACTACAATACACATATAATAATGTCACTAGATATTAAAAACATGATAAAGCATTGGAACACCTTAGATGAAAAAAGTAAAGAACTAAACATACAACAAAGGGATTTGCGTAATGAAAAAAATGTGTTAAATGATAAAATTTGTAATTTTATGAAACAGCGAAACGGTTCCCAAATAACGATTGGAGATACACAAATCAAAATGGTTGAAAAAAGAGATTATAGCCCTCTTACATTTACTTACGTAGAAGAGTGTTTGAAAACAATCATTACAGGAGATGATAATTTGAAATATATAATGAAAACATTGAAGGATAACCGACAAATTAAAGTGTCAAATGAATTAAAAAAAGTATAATGATTAATATATACATCAATTATTATATAGTATGGAACAATTCAATAATTTAGCATGTCCTATTGGATTGTGCAATAGCGAAATAATCCAAGGAGGAATGAAGGCAAATTTGAAAGTAAATGAAGAACGAGAAACACATTCTATTGACAGCAAATTCTTTGATATATTATTTGATAAAGTGTATGATCCTATGAATATCAAATTTGTAAATAATACACGTAAAAATCGCTCATAGAATAATCAATATGAGAGTGGATATTGACTGCATCATAACGAATATTTTAGATATATTAGTTACTGGATATATATCTCCAAAACCTAATAATGTGCTTGTAGAAATGGAAAAATAAAGACGATTGAATAACTTTTGCATCATCGATGGCTCAATATTTTCGGGTGATAAGTCTTGTGTGTCAACGTCTCGTTCTACATTACGTGTAGCTTGATCTATTTTGATATTTTTTAGCACATCATTTTCAAAAGACTCTTCTTTTGCGAAATTTTCTACAACTGCTTTATCTACTTGTTGCTCTAACTTTTTTTTTATCAATTCATCTTTGATTGTTTCTTGTATTTTATTCAATCCACTGAAATGACTGTCATCCAATAACATGTATAAAAGAGTAAATAATAATGTAATAAGTAAAAGTAATACAATTTTATATGATGAAAATCGTTTTTTTAAAATATCCAAATATTTCATTTTGTATTTATATATTTAACTTACAAAATGAAATTCACTTATTTATTCCATTTATTATAATTGAATCCATTTAATACAAACGAACTAGTATCAAATTTTTCTTCTAATTCTTTCTGCATATCGTCTTGAATTGGTATACTGGGTTCATTCTTCTCAATACGTTTTAAATCATCGTCTGTGGGTTGGGGTTTTACACCAAAACAGTTGACACCAAAACGGATATTTGGATTACGCATATAACCACCATTTACACCCGGACGTCCACACGCATTTTTATATTTATCTGATACTTGAAGTTTCTGCCATGTTTGTTTTTGAGTGGGGAAAAACGCCATTTGATTCGCAGACCATCCGTAATTACACCATTCAGCACCGCTATTATATGCTTGTTCTACTTGATCGTATGTTGCTAAACTGGAACCATATGATTTACATACTGCCTGGGCGTCCTCATATGTATATTTATTTCCAGATACATTGAATACTTCTTCTTTGGGTGGAGCTTCTTTAGGTGTTTCACTATCGCCATCTTTGTCTTGAACTTCAAGTTTATTTTCGAATAATTTACCAAAATCGTCTACAAGTGATGCATTAAATACCGCAATAAAAAATTGGTTAGTGAGTATGAATAATAATAATAACCAGGCGATTGTTTCAATTACAAAGATGACTGCTGGTTTTGAACCGCTTCCCATAGGAATTCTAAATAAGTAGATGAAAGCGTAAAATAATATTATAAATATTACTTGATAAGCAATTGAGTATTCGTCATTGACATAATCTTTCGTTTCCTTCCATTTTTCATTTAATAGCTTTTGTTGTTGATTGCTATCTAAACTGTAGTATAACACATAAAATACTCCTGCAACAATAACTGTAAACATCATATCTACAAGAAAAGACATTGTGATATTACCATCGTGTTTGTAGAAAACTCCTAAAATTGTATACGCAACAATATACAGGAAAATAAACATAATCACCATATTGAAATTGGATGTAGTTAATATACTTTCTTGAGCGCTTTTTGATGATGTATCTTTATCTTCTTCATTTGTTTCAGTTGTTTCAGTTGTTTCAGTTGTTTCAGTTGTTTCAGTTGTTTCAGTTGTTTCAGTTGTAGTCTCGGATGTTTCCACAGGTGTAGAAGATTCAGGTATAGATTCATCTACTTTAGTATCATTATCCGCGCTTCCTTCTTGTTGTGTTAATCCTTCATATAATTCTGGTTTATAAATTCGATTTATCATTGACAACAACATAGTATATATATTATATGAAACTATTTTTTTCTATAAAATAGACAATATGCTTTTTCTGATACTACTACTTTATCTTTCACTTCCGTAATAGTTGAATCATTATAGTGATACCATTTATTGTCGTGTTTTTTAACAAAACTAGTATAATGTCCACCATTTACATTACCACTATGGTTACATACACCAAAGCAATCATATAATACGGGCTCTTTTTTATTATAACAATAATATTTATTCATATTCAAGTCATTCAACGGAAATTCTACCACATTCTGTATCTTTCTTAAACCATTATGATATCGCTTCAACGTAATAATTAATATATTGGGAAATTTCCATATACGAAAGCATTTTTTAACATCAACTTTTTCATTTTTATCTTCGTCAAGCCAACCATTATCTCCTTCCAACATTTCACCTTCAAAATAAATATCTAAACATAAATTCAAATTCGGTATTAATTTGTTATTATACACAATCGGTAAATCTAAGGTTAAAAAGAATTCCGGTCGATTGCTGCGAATATTGTTTGCTTTATCAATAATAAATGAAACAGTAATACCGTTGAATAATTCTGTTATTTCCGAAAATTCTTTATTATATGTATGTTTTATCAGTTCAAAACAGTCATTATCTACGTTATTTGTAGTGACTCTGTATTTTGTAGTTACAGACCTGGAAATAGACTTATGTATGCATTCTATCATAAACATTAAAAATTCATCACAATCATTTTGGTCGAAATCCACAAATATTGAATCCAGATCCCTCGACGTTTTATGAAGAAAATGAACGAATCGTTTTGGATTAACAATACCATTACCAGACCACATTACATTCCGAAGGTCATTCCATTCCGTGCTAATAACCTTTTCTGGAATATCATTATAGTTTTTCACATTATCCAAAATACTATGAAGTTCATATATATGGTTCAATACTTGTAAACACGAATTCATATAACACGTGTTACCAATATTTTTCAATCCTGTAAAACATAATTTATTGTATTTATCCATTATTCTTATAACATATATAAAAATATCTTTATATAATATTATAATGGAACATAGAGATGAATTATTAGATTTGGTAAACAATTATATTAATAACCGAAATGTAAGTCCATCATTATTCAGCAACTTATTTTCATCACATAATAATAATCGCCGACGGCAACCACCATATCATCAGCGAAATCAACAACCAGATATAGAACGACTATTATTGATATTTAATGAATTATTAATGGCGTATAATAACAATATTTCGCGTTATCAAGAAAATATGGAATCATTAATCAGCATTTTTCGTCGGTTTGTGCCTACACAAACACATAATCCACGCACAACACGGCGTGCAACAACAGAAACTCCACCTACATTTTTTTATTCTTGGGTTCCTCAAACACAACCAACATTTGAAAACGTCATTGTATCTCCAAGTGATGAAGAAATAGAACGCGCGACAACCAGTTTTCAATATAATCCAGAAACTCCACCAATAAATACACGTTGTCCGATTACACTTGATAATTTTCAAGAAGGTGATGAAATAACAGTAATAACACATTGCGGACATGCATTCAAATCAACGGCATTTACCGGTTGGTTTAGAACAAATGTGCGATGTCCGGTATGTAGATATGATATACGAGAATACAGAGGGAGTGGAGAAAATTCAATACCTGATAATATACCATACACCTATAATGAATCCAGTGATGCATCAAATAACACGCCTGTGTCACCACCACGTTCACCAATAAATCGCCAAACGTCTCCATTGCCATTGCCTCGTCAAGATGTAGCACAAAATGACATTACAAGCATGGTCCAGAGATTAATAAGTGAAAGTATAACAACCTCTTTACAGGATTTCGCAAATCAGACACCAAATGAAAATGCAACATACATGTTTGATTTTAATTTTCCATCTATAATACGTGACACGTCTAGTAACAATATATAAATAAAAAATTGAATATTGGAATAATATAACACTATAATCAATAATATAGTGTTAAATAATAGTCTATAAAATGATTGCCGAAGTAACTGTAATTGTACTAATATTATCGTGTATGTTAACTGCTGTAATTTATTTTAGATGTGCTACATATGAGAATGAAGAAGATTATTATGAAGAAATGAAAGATTAAAAAATAAACAATTAGCGTTATTATGTATCACATTTATCGCAACTATTTTTTGTATACTTTTTTTGTTGCTACTGATGGAGGATTTACTGAAAACATATCAAAGGATAATTCGCGTTGCTTATTGATTTTATTATCTATTTCACGGATTTTCTTATCAAATAGCAATACTTTGATTTTCTTGGAACATTCTTTTTCGCGCGCTTTCATAAGATTTTCAATATCATCTTTATATGTCTTATCCAGTTTATCCATTTCCGCTTGATGTCGTGTAATAGCGTTGTGCTTATGTTGATGTTTCCAAATATCTTCAATCGCAAGACCAAATAACTGTTGTAATGGCTTCATTAACTGGTTTGTAATATAATAAACATAGTCAATCGTGAGATTATTTTGTGTAATGAATTCGGGCGTTTCAATCTTGTCGCCAGTAAGTGCTTTTTTATTTGGATTCGTGACAAATACGTATTTGATTCGATCGCCCGGTTTGGGTTTGTTTCCTGGATCTCGCTTTCCGATTCTATCAGACAATACCCAGTGGCCGATTTGTTGTGGATTCTTATAATCACTACGCAAAGACTTTGTAATTGAAAGTTTATCCATGCTTACATCACCTTCAATCAATTTATTCATCGATTTATTCAAATATTCGATTGCTGACTGGACGTCTTGTGTTTTCATCAATATATTAATGATTTCTCCGTATGTATCTTTCAAATAATCACAATTATCACGTCGTTTCAATGACAGACCCATATATTTGAGATATCCTTTGTTGGGATCATCTTCATACAACATACCGACATAACGCTTCTTGGAAAGCAAGATGAATGGCATAAACGTCTTTTCGTATTCCAAATACATAGGTGGTTTCAAGAACATACTGCATACCTTTTCAACTTCAAACGATAATTCGATGGTGATTTCAAGAGCTCGTTGCCCTTTGATCTTGGATCCATCCAAGTCTTCCAAATTAAATGTATAAAACACACTATCTGTATCTCCGTAAATATATTCCGCACGTGTTCGGACTTGGGAACCATTTTTCAAAGAAACCACTTTGTCTCCGTAAATATCTTCTACCATACCACGCGCATACATAATCATTTGACGACCTGTTGCTGTTGTAGATGCGGCTACGTCTTTCTCATAAAAGGTAGATGTTCTAGCACCACACTGTCCGTAAAGTGAATTAGCTGTGACCTTATAACCGAGTTGACGCTTATCCAGAATATTCTGCATAAATGGATCCTTTTCCAACTTCCCTTTTTTTCGTGTTTCTTTGCGCGCTTTAAGCAATTCCTCCAAAATAGACGGCATAATGGATTTTTTATTGTCCGGAAGTTGAGCCCATCTGCAAATCTTTCGTCCAACCTTTGTCTTTTCGGCACGACTTTTTTCGCTTTTACGACGATATTCAAATATATCAAATTCCGTGTCAATATATTGATATCCTTCTAGATTGTCGTATATATAATTACCTTTGTTGTCCTTTTCGCCGGTTTCTAGAATCATATTTCCTTCAAGGTCATATTCTTTCGTCCACACCTTACTATCGTGGGAATAATTTTGACTAATCATAGATGATGGATATAGAGAACTGTAATCTACACATGCAACAGGATTATCCATATACATCTTACATTTTGGAGGTAATACAATAGCGCCTTCATAACCACCGTCATTTTCTTTCTTTTCCAAATCAGGCATTAATGTATTTTTTTCACGACATTTCTTTGCTACATAACTAGTAAGTTTGATACCTTGACCTCGAAATACCAAGAAACTAATCGGAACAGAACAAATGTTTGACATCTCAACATAACCAGTAATCACATCAATCTTCTTCATCAAATGATGAACTAGGTTACAATCCTGAATACAGTATTTTGCAACAATCGCACGGTCGCTCGAATCTCCGTTAGTTAATCTGAAAATGTCCTGTGGAGTTACATCATCCTTAGCAACACCCCATTTCAACTTTTTATTCTTTTCAAATTCGTGATGTCCTTCAATCAATATGACATTATATTTTTTTCCATCTTTTTCTTTGGGATAAATGTCAATTACTTTGAACTTCTTACCTCCATCATAATAATCCACAGTAAATGTCACCAATTCAAGATGAATATAATCATTCTTATGTAATCCAGTTAAATTACCACTATATAATTCAGTATATGGTTTACTATCCATTTCAATATTTTCTGTGCTTTTGATAGTATCACTAATATACTCACCAGCAACATCGTCTAGTTTATATGATGACAAGTTGAAATCGCGACGGAAATACGCATACATATCAATTTGTAGTCGTCCTGGAATATCGTAGAACTTCAAATCATATTCGCCACTTGCGATCACAAGCTGTTTGTTTTCAATCCCATCTTCTAATACTAAACCTGAAGAGTCTGTTTTCGCACAAATACCACTTAGTCCATCTTTTGTAAACCGAGATAATGCAAGGAATTTCTCAGCACAACCATTTTCAAGAGCACGACGGAACATAAATTCATAATCAAAACCAAATATATTGTATCCAATAATGATGTCTGGATCTTCCTTACAAATCAGATCCGTCCATTGTGTCAATAAGTCGTATTCATTTTTTACACATTGAATATCCGCGCCTTCAACAGGGTCACAATCATTCACTACCAAACAATTATTGTAATATGGCTCGCTATCACCGTGTTTCATGAAAGTTGAACCAATAAACGTCACTTTATCACCTTCCAAATCTGGCAACTTACACGTAAGAATTTCATCCAAAATCGTTATTTTTTCATCACGAGGAATCTTACTTTCGCTATCAATAATATCAATTGTGTAAAGACCATCGTATTTTTTGTTTGTTGTAAGTTTCTTCTTTTTCGGATTTTTCTTTTCAGGAATATTTTGTTGTGTATCGTCGGTGTTTACATCAGTATCATCTTCTGGATCATATGATGTATTCACCTTTTTTCTGACATTCTCACTTGATTCTGTTATGATAATATTATTTGCTGTTTTCTCTTTAAGTAATCCAATAAGTTTGCTGATTATATCACTTAATCCTTGTTTGGTGTATTTCGCCTTTGGATAAACAGTATCCACATTATCACACTTCTTCATATTGAAAGCACATTCAAGATTTTTTTTTAGATATTTATATTTCATTTCGTCGCTAGTTAATGACTGTTTTTTGAAATTATCTACGATATTCATTGCAAGTTTCTTGTAACTTTTAATTGGCACAGGGAAATCACCATGACTACTACTTGCTTCAATATCAAAACTACATATCTTGAAAGGAACGTTGGTTTCCTTATCATTAAGCGGTGTTATTTTAGATAAACTACACTTGTATTTATATTTACACGTGGTATCAATTGCCTTTTTAGATGGTGCGTTGACTCTCACCCAACCAGATGGGTATATGTTCTGAATATGAAAGAACCGAAGCAACGGAGGAATATTACTTTCATATAATTCGTATTTTGTGAAATAGTGTTGTGTCGTCTTTTGTTTGTATGTCTTATTTACATTATTATACGTCCAAAAGCCCTTAACCTTATTGAAACAACGACTACTTTTAAATGTAATCTTGATGAAATTAGACAATTCACCGCTTGCAAAACCATATAATTTGTTGTGCTTTACCCTCTCGCAATTGAACGATTTTGTGTAATATTTAGATTTGGTATTGCCAGAATTTTCTAATGCCTTACGAATACTATCTTCCAAAGCTGTGAATTCGGTTTCATTGAATTCGTGTGATACTTTGATATAGAAGAATGGTTTGAAGTCGTTTACTTCTATCGAACACGTATGTCCTTTTTCGTTCAATCCAAACATCGTAATTACCAAATTAGAATTATCAAAACTGGACGGTCCATCATCCGATTGTTCTGCTTTGGTGTCTATGCGGAAATCAAACAACCGAAAATCTTTATAAAGAACTGGTTTTTTTTTCGTAGTCTTGTCTTGGGACATGCTTTTATATAATGATGATGGACGTATATATCTATTATCATTTCAATTTTTAATTCACTATTTGGACAACTAATTTTTTCTATTCATTTTACGGGATTTTTTATTTTTCATTTGTTTCATTCTTTTAGTCAATTTCTTATTGCGTCGTCGTGATTTTCTACGCTTTGACTTTGCCTTAGACTTGGATTTTAAGTTAGCTACCTTGAATATACTTTGTTTTTCCGTTCCTTCGTTGAAGAATTGAGACATTTGTGAAGGTTCGCGTTCTTTTTGATAATATTCAAGTTTGTTATCTTGAATTTTGAATAATGTAGGATAACCCATTACTTCAACCTTTTGTTGACCGTTTAGTTCATTATTCAACATTTCTATTTTATCGTGTTTATATGGATCAGAATCTTCTATTTCAATCACAGACACATTATGGTTTAACATTTTTTTCGCTTCTTCCCATTTAGGTTTCAACATTTGACAGTGTCCGCACCAATTTGCATAAATAAGAACCGCTTTATTCATTATATATTGTTTATATATAATATATATATAATAAAAACATAACTGATGGCAAAAATCATTTTCTTGATAATTTTACTTATAACATTTGGATTGGGGTTATTATTCTTTGTAGAGAACACAGCATGTCCTGTACCTGTAGAAGGTTTTGAAACACAATCTCAATCTCCAACAGGAATGAATACACAAGTAAATAACAATTGTCCTAATTTATTGGTCCGTAAAAACGGTGTTTTGTTGATGTATAATACAAATAAACCGGTGATTGATGGGTCTAATCCAATGCCATTCTACAATTTAGACGAATATATTAATTACGTAAACGTCAAACGTAATAGTGGTGAAATTTGTCCCATTTTATTTTTACAACAAGAGGTAAATACACAAGGGGATGAAGTATATCGCGCACGCCCGAGCCCATTTGATATGCAAGGAGGATTACCTACTAACGTTCCATTAGTATACAAAGAAGATACAAATAAGATGTTGGTTCCATATTTAGACGCAACTAAACAAAACCCGCCGTATAATACCGATCATTATACTGGGTTTGACCCATACGGACAACATATCGGACAAATTACAGAATTAGATATGTTACATAAATCTACACAAAAGGACGTTCAAAGTAAAAACCCGATGGATACAAACTGGGGTGGAGTATTATATACACAACAAGCCGTTGAACGCGGAGATTACAAGGACCGTGAAGTCAAAAAAAATTTCGTCCAATCTCATCCCGGCGCCATTTGAATATTATAATAAATAATTCTTGATGTTTTCAATAATTGTTTTGCTAATCTTACGAGTTTTACCAGTTCCAGATGTAATCACGAGTGTATTCAAAAAATCGGGGTTCTCTTTTAAAGCGTCTAAAAAGGCTCGGAATGTATCAAACCCATCCAATATAACTTTTGAAATGGAAGCACTTATTCCTGGTATCTGACATAACATAATGTTACCAATATTGTTCTTTGTAATATTATCTTTTTTGGTCTTTTTAACCACATCTACATAATTTGTTTCATTTGGGTTAGTCTGTGGTGTTGTATTGTTGTTACAGCAGTAATAGTAAGGTATTTTATTTTTTGCGTATTCCTTTTCTAACTTCTTCATTACGGAGATAATGAAGTTGCTTGTTTCTTCTACACTTTGAGTATTCATTACAGAGAACCCTTTAAATATCAATAATGAAATAAAAGCATTAATAGTAATGTTTTTTTCCAATTCAAGTAGTCCACTATATAGGTTCCCCTCAATAATATATATGATGTTATGATTGTGTATATCAGATGAATGGGTCAATCTGTATGATTGTTCTGAGTAACGCCCATCTTTGATAGATGCTAATAAATCATTAACTGTTTTACGTTCAAATATAATCATTTGTTCGCCGTGTTCCTTTTGGATTTGTATATCACCTAAAAGTAGGTTTTCTTTTTCAATTACCCCTTCACCTAATGACATCGTTTTATTTATGCATAAATCATATAAGCTATGTTCTCTATAATCAATAACAATTTTCATAAAATCTCAATATAATAACATAACAATTCTTATTATATTGAATTTAAACTAACTATTTACCTAAAAAAGCGCATGCCAATAGGGCGAGATTGTTTGACTGTGCTTACAGCAGGGGCCTTTAATATGACGCTGTTTTGGGATGTGCCGTTCAACGCAACTTGAGACCACATGGAGTTGCCATCAACACGTTTAGGTGTTCCGGCCTTCTTTACACCACCACCATTGGGGCGGTTTGTAATGCTAGCAATAGAGCTTGTTTTATTTGTGCCACTTAATACCATTTTATTATATATTAACTAAATATTTTATTTAATATACGCATCTTATAAAATTGAAATAAATATTCATAGATATGAAAGTTATATAGTTTAAATTCACATAAGTATGATACAAACGAACGAGGAAGATATTATTGTCATTAAAAACGAGCAAGGTGTAGAACAATTATACTTTGATCCATATAATCCCCTAAATGTTGAAATTACACAAGATGATGTGTATCAACTATTGCGGAAGTATGGAGTGGACGTCCATATCAAAAATTTCAATCTATACAAACGTGCGTTCATTCATCGTTCTTATACACGCCGTCCAGACAAGGAAAATGAGGAAAATAACATAATTCTTGCTAAATGTCCTACAAATTGTTTGGACCTTCATACTAAATCTAACGAACGATTGGAATTTTTGGGAGATGGTGTATTGGAATGCGTTACAAAATATTGTCTATACAAACGTTTTCCAAAGGAAAACGAGGGGTTTATGACGGAAAAAAAGATTGCTCTTGTGAAGAATGAGTCGATTGGAAAATTGGCATTTGAGATGGGTTTGCATAAATGGTATATTATGTCTAAACATTCAGAAGCAAAACAGACGCGCATTAATCATAAGAAGTTGGGATGCTTATTTGAATCTTTCTTGGGTGCTTTGTTTTTAGATGCGAATAAAATCGATGTATCTGATGAAAATGGATGGCAGTCTTCATTCATTACAGGTCCGGGCTTTCAAATCGCACAACAATTCATAGAAAATGTATATGAGAAACATGTAGATTGGATTTCCCTTGTAAAAAATGATGAAAATTATAAAAATATACTACAAGTCACTATTCAAAAAGAGTTTAAAGTAACTCCACATTATCGCGAAATTAGTGAATACAATACTGACAACGGGTATCATATGGGCGTATACCTATGTTTAGGACAAACATTCCATAATAGTAAACACTTTCAAGCCATACCAATTGACCGTATTCAATCATTTACAGACATTCATACTATTATGGCAAAGGAAAACAAGGCGTTTATTATATTGGGTCAAGGTATTCACAAAATAAAAAAGAAAGCAGAACAAATCGCGTGTAAAGAAGCACTAGACAACATAAATAAATTCGTATAATAAATTTGTGTGATAAATATATATAATTATATTTTTATTGTATATAAATGAATGTTGATTTTTTAAAACGAAAACCAATACCAAAACAAAAAAAGGGATTTGATATTTTTTTAGACCAACCTGAAGTAGTTCCTGACGAAAATAAAGTTGAAACTGAAAATAATAATCAAGAAAAAGAAGAAGACAAACAATACCCTTTGATTGTAGATAAACGTGGTGAGAAAGAAATCAATCGTAGTGATATTATGAAAAGACTACAAGGATTTAAATATAATAAACCTATTGAAGAAACAAAGGAAATGATTGTGATTGACGAACCCAAGGAAGAAGACGAAACAAAGGAAGAAGACGAAACAAAGGAAGAAGACGAAACCAATGACGAAGACCCCGAACCTAAGGAAGACGATGATAACATAGTCATTAGCGAAATGCCTGTCAAAAAAGGGCGAAAACTTAAAGAAGGAAACATTGATAAAGAAGTGGTAGCCAAAGGTATTGAAACATTTAAGAAGAATTTACCTAAGGAAAATGATAAGATATTGGTGAAAACATCATCGTATTACATGAATAACCGAAAAATATTCAACAAAAAGATTAACGAACTATTTAAGGATTATTTGAAGGATATTCAATCGGACAAGAGCGAAATCAGTTGCGGTCAAGACAATAATGATGATTTTAGTTTACTTACACATCAGAAAATTGTAAGAGATTATCTTAATATATACACACCATATCGTGGTTTATTACTCTATCACGGTTTAGGTAGTGGTAAAACGTGCTCGTCTATTGCACTAGCTGAGGGTATGAAAACCGACAAAAAAATCGTGGTATTGACACCCGCTTCATTGAAGATGAATTTTTTCAGCGAACTTAAAAAGTGTGGTGATTTGTTATTCAAAAAGAATCAATATTGGGAATTTGTTAGCATAGAAGGCAAACCAGAAAACGTAGAAATACTTCATAAAACGTTGAATATTTCCCGTGAATACATCCGAAAGAAAAAAGGTGCGTGGATGGTAAATATCAATAAACAGCCAAATTTTTCAACATTAAAAAGCGAGGACCAAGACAAAGTCGATCATCAATTGAATGAAATGATTCGTGTTAAGTATATGGATCTTAATTACAATGGATTAAATATGAAAGCGTTGGAGCGCATTACAGGAAAATTCTCCCGAAATCCATTTGATAATTGTGTATTGGTGATTGATGAAGCACATAACTTTGTCAGTCGTATCATTAACAAGCTGAATAAAAAGAAATCATTATCGTATATGTTATATGACTATATAATGAACGCTCAGAATGCAAAGGTGATTTTACTTTCGGGGACACCTATTATTAACAAACCTAATGAAATAAGTATAATGTTTAATATGTTGCGAGGATATATCAAGACATGGTCGTTTGATATAAAAGTAAATACCGAATCAAAGATTAACAAAGATACTATATTGGAAATGTTTGACAAAGAAGGATTGAAGACATTTGATTTCGTTGAATATAGTGGAAATAAGTTACAAATTACTCGTAATCCGTTCGGGTTTGTCAATCTTAAAAAACGTGGTGTTACACGTGGCACACAAAAAATGAAAGGCGGTGAAGGTGAGAAGGAAAAAGAAGAATTAGATGAAGAATTATTGAAAAAAGGCGATGATGGGTTTGTTATAAAAGGTGATGAGGATAATACTACAGATGAGGAAGTGTCAGGTGAAGATGAACCGGAAAACCCGATTACAAATAAGGATTTGTCAGAAGCTCAGAAAGATATTGCTGAAAAACAATACAATACTATTGAAGAATTAGAAAACAAAGTGAATGAGTTAACATCCAAAGTGAATGAATTATCAGAAACAAATCGCGTATTGGAACGAAGTGTTATAAACAAATCAGTTGAAAACGATAAATTACGAAATACAAGTAGTGACTTGGAAAGTGAATTACAGGAATACAAAAACAATGAAGGTGAAGATGAAGAAAAAGAAGATGAAGAAAAAGAAGATGAAGAAAAAGAAGACGAAGATGAAGAAAAAGAAGACGAAGATGAAGAAAAAGAAAACGAAGATGAAGAAAAAGAAAACGAAGAGGGCGATGGCGATGATAAAGAAGGCGAAGACGACCTAAGTGAATTGAAAAAGAAAGTATCTACACTCGAATATGATTTGTATGATTTAACCAAAAAAAATGA